GACGCCGCATTATCCGCGCCGAAAGCATCCGTCAGCCCCTTCAGCCCCGTCGTGATTCCCTGGGCAATAAAGATCGGCACATCCGCCGCCCGCCGCAGCACCCCACTATCCTCCGGAATCTCCGCCAGCAGCGCCGCCGCCGACCGCCGCCGCGTGCCCCCGGTAGGGACGGCTGGGCCAGCCGGCCGCTGCTCAGCTGCCGTCGCCTCCGGCAAAACCTCCGCCAACAAAGCCGAAGCCGACCGCCGCCCGCCTCCCTGTCTGGTCACCGCCTGCTCCATGCCCCCTGCTCCAGGCTGACTCACCGGCGGCAAATCCTCATCCGCCTGCGGTAGCGGCGGCTCCATGTATTCCCCGGTAGGGACGGCTGGCTCAGCCGTCCGCTGCATTTGCTGATCTGCGGCCTGCACCAGCGGGTCCGGCACAAACGCCGGTTCCGGCGCAATGTCCACCACCGAAGGCGACACCGCGCTTTGATCCCACGTCGCCGACCGCGCCAACGCCAACTGCCGCCGATCCTCTTCCTCCGGATCGAACGGCACGGCCAGAGCCGCATCGAGGAGTGCGCTGGCGGAGCGGCTACTCACGGATCGAGTCCGAATTGATTCACCAAAATTTGCTGTGCCTGCTCCTTCGACAGCTGCCCCGCCCGCGCCGCCGAGATCACATCATCCTCCGTCCGAAACACCGGCGCCGCCGCCGTTACCCCGGTAGGGACCGCTGGCCCAGCGGTCCGCTGCATCGCCGGATTCACATTCACCGGCACCACCGGATTCGCCGTCGGCGCCGCCGTCGGCTGCACCCCTTGGAACGCCGCCGAGTTTGTCATATCTGCCGCCGCGGGATCGGCCCCGCTTACGCCGGTGGGATTCATATAAGCAGCATAAGGGTCCTGGCTACCCGAAGTCCCCGCCATGACCGGTTGTCCTTGGGCATTGGTCATGGTCATGACGAGACCCGTCGTCGGGTTCGCCCGCACCATCCGCCCTTGGTCATCGGTCCGGAGCTGCCAAGAAGTCATCGCCTCCTGGCGATACTTCGCGTATTCCGCCTTGAACTTCGCTAACTCCGCGCCCTCGATCGACTGCCCCGGCTGATAGCCGATCGACAGCCCGTATTCCTTGGGCGACATGATCCGTGGTTCCGCCATGGTATTAGTCCCTTAAAAGGTGAAACTCTCCCGCGGCGCGGTGGAGCCCGCACCCGTCCCCGTCGCCGGTCCCGCGGTCCGCGGCGCCATCTGCGCGTTGAGGTAATTCATGTTCATGAGTTGGCGGCCGGTGTTTTGCATGCCGATGATGGAGTCGCCGATCATGGCTTGTTGGCGGGGGGATTCGCTGAGGAAGCCTTTGATCCATTCCGGATCAAATCCCAGCTGGTCGCCGTGCCGCTTCATGAAATCGCCATAGGCCGAGCCTTTGGCCTCGAGGGCTTTGTTCTCCGCGAACTGACCGGCGAATTGGCCGATGGCGCTCATCAGGTTCTGTTGCTGCCCCTGCATGAACTCCTGCCGGTTCTGCTGGTTCTGTTGTTCGATCTGCCAGAATTGTGCTGGTGTCATATTGTTTGTTCTCCTTGTTTGATTGTTAGCGTGAGCCGCCCATGAAGCCGGTGAGGCCGCCCAGGGCGCCGAGGCCAGCACCGAGAGCCGTGCCCCATCCTGGTCCGATCATTGTTCCCATGGCGGCGCCCGACAGTGCGCCTCCGGCCGCGCCCATGGCGCCACCGACCAAGCCACCCGTCAACCCGCCCGAGCTAAACTGCCCGCCCGAATACTGCGGCTGCACCGATCCGGTGATGGCGCCAAGCTGCCCCAGCGCCGGTTGCGTCATGTTTGCATACGGCGAGCCGAGACCAGCCAGCATCATGCGCGGGTTGGTTGACAGGCTGAAGTTGTAGATGTCCTGCTGCGTTCCAAGTTGCCGGGCGCGCTCTGCGTCGGCGAGTTGCGCCGAGGAAGCAAAACGATTGCGCTCGTCGGCCATCACGCCTCCGACAAAGTTGATGTCCTCTGCGGCGCGTTGACGCTGGAATCGGTCACGGTTCAGCAGCTCGGCGCCAAGACCGGCGCTGCCTGTGGCCATGCCGCGCGCGGCCATGCCTTGGCGGGCGGACTGAATGGCCTCGCGCTCGGCCTGCGCCGAGAGCTGTCCAAATCCGCGCTCGCTGCGACTCATGGCTTCGCCCATCAACCGTCGTCCCAGCTCGCCGCCTTCGGCCAAGTTCCCTTGGAGGCGATTGTATTCGCTGGAGGGCGCCAAGGCATTTTTCATTGCCCCGATCAAATTGTCTCGCTCGCCAAACTCTTGGGCAAATGTGCGCTGCAGATCTCCCAAGGGATTGATGCCGCGCGCTTTGGTCGTTGCGTTGTTGTAGGTGTTTTCAATCCCGCGCTTCTGCGCGTTGAACTGGCGACGTGAAATTTTGCCCTCACTTAGCTGCCGGTTAAGGCTGGACATTTGGCGTCTGCGGTCCTGCGCAGCCTCTTCGATCATGCTTTGGCCGAGTGTGGCCGCCGGATCGACCAGCATGCCCAAGCCGTAAAGCGTGTTCTGCGACTGCTCGCGCAGAGATGTGTCACCGGCCGCGCGGGCCACTCTTGGCAGGTTGTCAATGAGCTGGTTGATTTGTCCCTGACTAAGTCCAAGTGATGCAGCGACATCCAGCTTTGGCGCCTGCGCTTGTTGTCCTCCTCCGAATCCTCCCATATTTATATCCTCGCTTTCTTTTGTAATTTATCCCAAGCAAACGCCCGCAAGCGCTTCTCGTTGTTGCGGTGCCAGAGCACCCAAGGCAATGGCTCCGGCGCATAGCGCATGAACCGCTGCAAAACATTGCCCGATCCGCCCATTGCCACACACACAAAGTAAGCCGGTTGCCCATTGTGCTGCGCCTTGTGAAAAGCAACGAAATGATCCGGTGCGCTGACGACCCAGCCGTGCCGAAGGCAGTGCTCGATCTTTTCGGACCACTCTTGCGGCGTGATGCCGTGGTTCATCGCCCATGTGTATGCCTGTTGCCATGGGGTCATTCTTAGAATTTGATGCAATAGAGCATCGCAATGTTTGCGGGGCGGGTTTCCGTTGACGTTCTTGCCACGGTTGATGGGTCAAAAGTAACACCGCGAGTGGTTGTTGTTCCCGTTGGCCTCAAGTTGCTGCCAGCCGATCCGGCGGCAAACGCTCCTGTGCCACCCAGTAGGTCAATGGTTGTGGTAATGGTCCCTGTAAAATTCTGGAACGCATCGCCTTCCTTGGCTGCAAACGTCTTGTTGTAGGTCACTCCGCTGATGGTCTGCGATCCGCTGCCGCGCACAAAAATGCCGCGCAGATCTGGCAGAGGCAGGCGCTTGTTTGCGGAAAAGTCAGCAGAGGCAGAGGCTCCGCGCGTCGATGCAGCACCGGCGCTGTCGAGAATCGGCAGGTCGGTATTACTCCAGTTGTCCCACAAAACGCTGAACAGCGCCGAGTAATCGGCCGAGGCATTTGTGGCGCCACTGGAAGCGGAGCCGATGGTATCTCCATTGGCGGCAAGCCATCCGGTCGGAGCGGTTGATCGGGCGAACGCCTGCACGGCTCCGGCCGGAACAAGTGCGTTTTGAACGGCGGCGACCAGCTTGGCCAAGGTGACGTTTGCGTCTGCTATCTTTGCTGTGGTGACGTTGCCGTCCAAGATGTTCGCCGTGGCCACGGTAATAGCGGTCGGAAGGGCGCCAGTGGCCAACTTGCTTAGTCCAATCGCCGCCGTGGCGCTAATGTCGGCGTTGATGATGTCGCTGACCGTGCGGGCGTTGTTGAGCTTGGTCGGCGTGACGGTGTCGCCGCTGGTGAAGGTGTATGCGTAGGTAGCCATAGGTTATGCTGCGTTGCGGGTTTCGGTCGGAGGCAGCGACTTGGGCGATGCCTCGATGCTGGCCGATCTGATTTCCGGTCGGCCGCCGGAGGTTTCGTAAATGACTTCGGCGCTGTGCGCCTTATAGCGCACCGGACTTTTCATGTTGTAGTCCTCGCTGCTTGCGTTGCTGTTGGTCAGCGTGCCAATGGCAGTCTCGGTGTCAGGGTTGATGGTGCTGATTTTTGTCGAAACGCTGGCGCCGGACGGAATGACCACATCGGCGATGGTGCGGAGGAACCGCTTACTGTGCATGTCGCCGAAGTCGTAGCGGCGCGTCTTGAGGCTTCCGGTGACAGGGCTGGTGCCTGCGTTGACCGCATTGTCGTCGGTCGCTGCGGTGACTTCTTCGAGGAGGTAGAGGTTGCCGGAGCGAGGAATCGAGAAGACGCGGCGCTGGTTGTCGTAGGTGGCGACAAGGATCTGGTTGACCGAGGCGCTGCTTGGATAGGTGTCCCTGTATTCCCACTGAGAATTTAAGGCATTCCAGGCTATGACCAACTGGTTGCCGTCGAGCGGGTCGGTGCTGGTTGGGAGGGCAACGAGATAGCGATTGCTGTGCCAGATGCCGAAGGCGGACTTTTCCACGCGGCTCTGCACCACTTGGCTGAACAAGTCGGCGATGGGTTCCGATAGCGGCTTGGTGTCGCCCCTGAGTTTCAAGTCAAGGCGGCTGTCGAGGCGGTATATTCCTGCATCACTGAGGAAAAAGACGAACGACCCGGCGGTAACGATGGTATTGCGGGCGCTGCATCCGATCTCGTTAGTGAGGAGAGTAAGCTGTGACACCGGAGTATCGACCGAGAAGTCGCTGCCATCGGTGCTGCTAAATTGGTTGAGCGTGGCGAGCCAGATGGATTTGCGGCAGAAGACGAGTGCTTGGCCTTCGACCCATGGATGAATGGCAACAATGCGGTCATCGCCACCGGCTCCGGCGCGGAATGAGTTCCAAAATGGATCGTAAAGGTCAGGATCGAGAACGTCGCTGATGCCAACCGTGTCGCGGTTCTTGGCAATCCAGAGGCGGTTGTTGTGATAGCTGGCCCATCCGACACTCGGCATGCGTGTATAGGTGACGCCTTCGCTCGGCACGCCTGCGGAGGCGCGGACGAATTGGCCGCTTCCGCCGTCCCAGTAGATCGGGGGTTTTGTCCTGCGCACCTTGATCCCTGCGGCGGCGTGGGTGGAGGTTCCAGATGGAACTGTAATAGTGAAGTGCGTGGCGTCTCCTGCCGGGGCTGCGTCAACGATGTCAAACTCATGGCCGTCGAACGCAGGCGTTGTAGATCCTTCAATACGGACGCGGGCGCCTACCGGATAGCCATGTGCCGAGGCGAAGCTCACGGTTGCTGTCGTTGAGCTAACACTAATACCTCCGGCGTCAGTCAGTTTTTCCTCGTAGCCGGTGGCGGTGCGGGAGGCTTCGCGGAGGATGTAGAGGCGGTCGAAGGCTTGCACCACCGAGACGGTGTCGGTGCCTTCGATCTTCTCGCTCGGGCTGGTCGGATAGGTCTTTACGACCGGCGACTGGCCTTGGCGCCAAAGGGTCGCGCTATCCGATCCGGCCAGCACGATATATTCGTTGGCGTTGTCGTAATTTTGAGACGCAAAAACACCGGCCGCATACAGTCCGCCTTCGTAGCTGTCGCGCACCTCGGGGCCGTTGTTGGCGATGATAGTTCCGGTGGCTGGTGTGGCGGGAGATCCGGCCACGGTGTAGGTGAAAGTATTGGCGTCTGTGACCGTGACAACAAAGTCGCCGTTGTAGTCCGTCTCGTTGGCTCCGCGGATGTTCACTTGGTCGCCGGTCGTGAAGCCGTGGGTAGTCGCCGTGACGGTCGCGGTGGTCGAGGCGCGGGTGATCGAGGTGACGGCCTTGTCGGTGCCGAGCGCGAAGTCCAAAGTCAGCGGTGCGCCGGTTGTTCCGATGGTGTCGGTGAGGCGCTTAGATCCTTTGCGTGTCTGTGCCACGCCCCTGTCCAAGCGCATGTTCACGCTGTCTTGCAGCATGCCCGCTGGCAGCGTCAGCGGGTTCAAGCGGCTGGCAAAGCCGATGAATCCGGCGTCGCCGTCGCGTTGGACTGGAGATTCGAGGGACATGGGGAAGTTGGCAGTTGGCAGTTGGCAGTAGTCAGACCAGATCCTTGCGCGGGTGGGTCAGGACGTAGCTGACGGTTTTGGCGTTGTTGCGGCGCATTTCGCTTTCGACCAGCGTGATGAAGGATTGCCATTGGCTGCCCGCTTGGCCGGGGCGACCGGGGAGCGTTTGACAGCCTTCCGATTCGGTGCGCAGTGGGTTGTTTCCGCCGGCATGGATGTTGATGCCGAAGTAGCCGGTCTCTTTGTCTTCGCCGCGAAGCACTGTCACCGGCCCCGCCTGGACGAGCGCCTTGTAGGGGTTGCCGCGCCGGATGCCGTGCTTGCCGAGTTTGTAGCGGTAGACTCCCGGAGCGAGTTGCGCCATTTGCTTGCCGGCCTTGGCGTTGTAGCCGAGGCGGGACGGATCGACGTTGGCATTCCACGCCGCATGCACATTCGGGCTGACCAAAATGATGGCGTCATCGAAACGGTTAAGATCGTTCTTTCCGACCGCCCCGATCGTGTCGCGGAAGTATCCTCTGATGCCGACTAGGCAGACGGGATCGCTGACGTTGGCCGCTTTGAGCTGGGCCAGCGTCTGATCGCGTTTCTGCTGTGGTCGGTTCTTCGGGATCATGGGTGAGGAGTTGGCAGTTGGCAGTCGTCAGTTGGCAGCTACTTGGACGGCTCCTTCACCGTTTTGGCGTCGAAGGTGACGGTGGCGCGTTGGTTGATGAAATCGTAGCCGAGCGTGACGCAGCCGGTGGCGAGCAGGGCGAAGGCGGCCAAGAGGATGGCCGCCGCGATCCATTTGATTGCCATGGTGCGCATGTCGTCGGAGTTCAGAGTCGGGCGGTGCCGTCTTTGGCGACAATTAAGCCCCATCCGGCGAGTAGGCTTGCGCCGACCAGGCCGAGGTCGGGGATGGTGCCATTGGCCAAGAACTCGCGGCCGGCGGTCGAGAGTGAGGCGATGATTGTGAGAACCCCTAAGAGGCTCGTTTTCCAGTTACGCATGGTTTTGTTTCTCCTTATGATTTCCGGCGGTAGTCCCGGATGACTGAAAGTAGGGTGACGACGCCAATGGCCAGGCCGATGCCCAGGCCGGCGACGCGCAGGTAGACTTCGAGGGTCTGCATGAAGCTGACGGCGACGGTGCCGGTGGTGGCGACTGTGCCGAGCAGTCCCCTCTCCAATGTGCTAAGTGTGGAATGCTCGGCACTCATGGCTATTTGCGGTAGGCGATGACGCTGCCGGCGTGCAGCTTGATGCTGGT